GGGGCAAAACTAAAGATTTCCAATCTTTCGTCATCGGTTCGATTCCGATATCCCGCTCCATTTTTAACTTGGAGTCATTATGAATATTTTAGCATTTAAATTGGTTACCGGTGAAGAAGTTCTCAGCGAAGTTGAGTCTCAAACTGAAACCGAATTCGTACTTTGTAATCCTGTCGGTATTGCAATTGTTCGTGGACAAAATGGTCAACCGAATGTTGGTTTTTCTCCATTCCCACTTCATGCAGAACAGAAGAGTGGAACTACAATTTCCATTGCCAAAAAGCATGTTGTGTATTACTATACACCTGCTGAAGATTTTACCAAAAACTATGATCAAATCTTTGGTTCTGGCATCATTCTCCCATCGAGTCAATTACTGAAATCTTAATGTCAACTTTCTATACAAATGTACAATCTTTTGGAAACAATATTCTTTATCGTGGGATTGTTGAGGGTAAACGGGTTAAGCAAAGGATTGAATATTCTCCTTCACTATTCATTCCTTCGAAAAAGGTAACTACATTTACTACGCTTGAGGGGCAATACCTTGATCAGAAAATCTTTGGTGATATTCGAGAAGCTCGCGACTTCATCAAGCAATTTGATGGCGTCGATAATGGTCCTAAGATTTATGGCAATTCAAGGTTTGAATATGCTTTCATTGCGGACCAGCATCAAGGTATGGTCGATTGGGAACAGGATAAAATCTCGATTGCTGTAATCGACATTGAGGTTGGTTCTGAAAATGGATTCCCTGATCCGTACGAGGCGAATGAACCCATTACTGCAATTTGTATTAAGTATTTCAGCGGAGAAACATTTGTCTTCGGCTGTGGCATTTATGAAACACAAGGCGATGAAACCTATATCAAATGTAGGGATGAGTGGACTCTCTGCAAGAAATTCATTGAACTCTGGATCAAGAAGTGTCCAGATGTACTCACTGGTTGGAATACAAAGTTCTTCGACATTCCATATTTGATTAATCGTTTTCGTAAAATTCTTGGTGAAGATGATGCAAAGAAATTGTCACCTTGGAATTATATCTCTGAGCGAAAGACCATTGTTATGGGCCGGCAGCAAACTGTATATGAGATGATGGGAGTTTCTTCACTCGATTACATTGAACTGTACAAGTGGTATGCTCCTGGTGGAAAGTCGCAGGAATCGTACAAACTGAATAGTATTGCTAACGTCGAAGTTGGTGAAAGTAAACTCTCGTTTGATGAGTATGATAATCTTAATGATCTGTATCGGTTAAACTTTCAAAAGTTTATTGAGTACAATATTAAAGACGTTGACCTCATTCTAAAACTTGAGAATAAGTTGAAACTCGTTGAGTTGGCTTTGACTCTTGCATATGATACAAAGTCCAATTATGAGGATGTGTTTGCACAAACTCGTATGTGGGATTCAATGACATATTCTTATCTGCTTGAGAAGAACATTATTGTTCCTCCACGCATCATCAAGGATAAAGATTCGGCCTTTGAAGGTGCATATGTTAAAGAGGTGCAGGTCGGTAAACATGATTGGGTTGCATCATTCGACTTGAATAGTCTGTATCCACACTTGATGATGCAGTATAATATTTCACCTGAAACTCTTATTGAGCCAGAAGATTATACTCAAGAAATGCGTGATATTATTTCTTCAGGTGTTGGTGTGGATAAGATGCTGAAGAAATCTATTGATACTTCAGGACTTAAAAATGCCACCATGACACCCAACGGACAATTCTTCCGTACAGACATTCGTGGTTTCCTTCCACAGATGATGGATGAAATGTATGTTGACCGAAAGAAGTTTAAGAAACTGATGTTGCAGGCAAAGCAAGAATATGAAAACGAAAAGGACCATCGAAAGAAGGAAGAGATTTCAAATCGTATTGCTCGATATGATAATCTACAGTTGGCCAAGAAAGTCTCACTAAACTCTGCTTATGGTGCTCTAGGATCGCAATACTTCAGGTTCTATGATCTGCGTATGGCGCTTGCAGTTACACTCGCAGGACAGTTATCCATTCGTTGGATCGAGGCTAAACTGAATCAGTACATGAATGGTTTGTTGAAGACCGATTTGGATTATGTTATCGCTTCAGATACAGATTCGATCTATCTAAAACTTGGTCCACTAATCAATAAGGTTTGTGATACTAATCAACCTATTCTAAAAACGATACAGTTCATGGATGCGGTATGTGAAGATAAGATTCAACCTTTCATCGACAAATCGTATAAAGAATTGGCCGATTATGTTCATGCATATGACCAAAAGATGCAAATGAAGCGAGAGGCACTTGCCGATAAGGGTATCTGGACCGCCAAGAAGCGTTATATTATGAATGTGTACAATAATGAGGGTGTTCAATATAACGAGCCTCAGATGAAGGTGATGGGTTTGGAGATGGTTAAATCTTCAACACCATCAGCAATTCGTGAGAAGATGTCTGATGCTATCAAGATTATGCTATCAGGTACTGAGACTGACATTCATGAATTCATTAATACCTTTAGGGAAGATTTCCGTAAGTTGCCACCCGAAGAAATCTCGTTCCCGAGAGGTTTGAATGGTCTTGCCAAATATTCTGATTCCGTTAGACTATATAAATCAGGAACACCAATTCACGTTAAAGGTGCAATTCTTTATAATCACTACCTCAAAGAGAAAAATCTGACAAAGAAATATCCACTCATTCAAGAGGGCGAGAAACTTAAATTTGCATATCTGAAAATGCCAAATCATTTCAAAGATACTGTGATTTCTTATCCTTCTAGATTGCCGGTCGAATTTGGATTAAATGATTATATTGATTATGATATGCAATTTGAAAAATCATTTATCGATCCAATTAAAGTTATTTTGGATTGCATGAAATGGGAAATAGAAAAAACTAGCACCCTTGATTCATTCTTTAGTTAAACAAATAAGGTAAAATATGAGTATACTTGATAAAATTAAAAAGAATAGTAGCATTAAAGATTCTGCTATTCTATCGAAGTCTAAATTCTTTATGGCTAAAGATATGATTTCTACTGCGGTACCAATTGTTAATGTTGCATTGTCTGGTTCTTTAGATGGTGGTCTGACTCCAGGTCTTACAATGTGGGCTGGACCTTCGAAGCACTTTAAGACTGCATTTAGTTTGCTGATGGCTAAGTCGTATCTTGAGAAATATCCAGATTCTGCATTGTTGTTTTATGATTCGGAGTTTGGTACTCCACAATCATATTTCACTTCATTTGGTATTGATACTGAACGTGTGTTGCATACTCCACTCACAGATATCGAACAACTTAAATTCGACGTTATGACGCAACTTACCCAACTTGAGCGTGGTGATAAATTGATTATCATTATCGATTCGATTGGTAATCTTGCATCGAAGAAAGAGGTTGATGATGCACTTGATGGTAAATCTGTTGCTGATATGTCCCGTGCAAAACAAATTAAATCATTGTTCAGGATGGTTACTCCGCACTTGACGATGAAAGATATTCCAATGATTGTGGTTAACCACACATACAAAGAAATTGGAATGTTTCCTAAAGATATTGTTGGTGGTGGAACTGGTTCTTATTATTCGGCCGATAATATTTTTATTATTGGTCGTCAACAAGAAAAAGAAGGTACCGAAGTTATCGGTTATAATTTCATTATTAATGTTGAGAAGAGTCGCTATGTCAAAGAAAAATCTAAAATCCCTGTTACTGTATCTTTTGATGGTGGTATTAGCAAGTGGTCTGGCCTACTCGACATTGCCCTTGAATCGGGCCATGTAATTAAGCCATCCAATGGTTGGTATAGTAAAGTTAATAAAGAAACTGGTGAGATTGAAGATAAGAAGTTTCGTATTAAAGAAACCGACACTAAAACTTTTTGGTTGCCTATTATAACTTCGAAATCATTTAGAGATTTTGTGGAAAACAAATATAAAGTTTCCATGTCGGAAATTATTCACGAACGGGACGACGAGTTGTTTATTGAAACTATTGGTGTGGAGGACTAAAAAATGAATGAAGGTGTTGACTATTGTTTCATTTATCCTAAGGATGATGCAAATTCGGTACATGTTAGGTTGCTTACAAGCAAATACAAAGACACATTGTTCAAATATGGCAAAGTCAAATTTGAAGAAAAGGATGAACAAATGTATTTACTTTTCAACTATGATGTGTTAGAATCAACCTTCGACAAACCGAAGTCTATGGAAAAAGATCAGGACTTTAAGGACTACATTGGTGGTCTTTTGGTAGAAATAATGAGTTCTAACATTGAACAGGAAATAATTGATGAAACTGGAACAAACGATTCTAAAGAATCTGATCTATAAAGAGGAATATTTGAGGAAGGTTTTGCCCTTCCTCAAATCTGAATATTTTTCGGATCGAACTGAGAAAACTCTGTTCACTGAAATTGAATCGTTTACACTAAAATATAATTCTGCTGCATCTATTGAATCTCTTAGTATTTCCGTCAGAGAAAAGAATACGCTCACAACAGACGATGTTCAAAAGTGTGAATCATACTTACAGGAAATCGTAGCCAATAAAGATTCCGATTCTAAACTGGATTGGCTAATTGATAAGACTGAAAAGTTCTGTCAAGAGAAGGCTGTATATAATGCAGTATTGGGATCTATTTCTATTCTCGAAGGTAAAGATAAGCAGCAAGAAAAGGGAGCAATTCCTAAAATCTTATCTGATGCTCTAGCGATTAGTTTTGATACTTCAGTCGGCCACGATTATCTCGAAAATTCTGATGAACGTTATGAATTCTATCACAGAAAAGAAGAGAGAATTCCATTCGATTTGGAATATATGAATAAGATCACAAAGGGTGGATTGCCCAACAAGACACTCAATATCGCTCTCGCTGGCACCGGTGTAGGTAAATCACTTTTCATGTGCCACGTAGCTGCAAGTTGCATGGTTCAAGGTAAGAGTGTATTGTACATTACACTTGAGATGGCAGAAGAAAAGATTGCAGAACGTATTGATGCGAATCTACTGAATGTGACAACTGATGAATTGGTCGAATTGTCGAAGGAGATGTATGATAAGAAAGTTGCAAGAGTTCGTAGTAAGACTACTGGCAAATTGATTATCAAAGAGTATCCAACTGCATCAGCATCGACTACACACTTCAAGACACTATTGAACGAATTAAACCTGAAGCGTTCATTTGTTCCAGATATCATTTTTGTTGATTATCTTAATATTTGCTGTTCAGCGAGAATCAAGGCTGGAGCGAATATCAACTCTTATACTTACGTCAAGGCAATCGCTGAGGAACTGCGTGGATTGGCTGTGGAGGCTGGAGTGCCAATCGTTAGTGCTACACAGACAACTCGATCAGGATTTACCTCCAGCGATCCTGGCTTGGAGCTT